CCGAAATGCATCTAACTTAAATGCTGGTACTATAGCTGCAGCTAGACTGTCTACAGCGAATACACCTTCGCTAAGTGACAATAATACTAATATAGCTACTACAGAGTATGTTAAAGGTCAAGGCTATGTAACTACGGACACTAACACTACTTACTCAGCAGGTAGAGGTTTAGATCTAAGCGGAACTCAATTCCTACTAGAGACTGATCTTAGAGATAGTATTAGCTACATTGGTTACGATAGTAATGATTATGTACAATGGTCAAACAACTCTTACTTTAGATCGGTAGTAAACGGATCAGAAAGATTTAGGGTTAATACTTCTGGTATCGACGTTACGGGAACCGCTACTGCTAACGCATTTAGAACTGATACGAGTAACACTGATTACAGCCTAATTACTAGGAACAGCACGAGTGGAACTTTATGGGTTCAAGCAGCTCAATCTAATAGCATACAAACAATACTAACCTGTCGATACGGGAGTACCTCTGTAGGAGGAGGTACTGAAGTTTTAGCTGTGAGGAAAAACTCAAGCTATTTTATTAACACTAAGTTAGGAGTTGGCACGAATAATCCTGCTGTAACGCTTGATGTTGATGGGCCAATAAAACACAAAGTTTACACCGTGTCTACGCTGCCGTCAGCTTCGCCAGCAGGTCAACGAGCCTTCGTTAGTGATTCTTCCTACGCCTTAAGTTCTGCTCATGGTTTACAAACCGTCGGATCAGGAACGCACTTTTGCCCAATGTATTCAGACGGTAGTGTCTGGAGAGTGGGCTAAACAATTTTTTTAACCAAACAAAACAAAACTATGCCAATTACAAAAGATACTCCAGTGGTAATACCAGCAAAATCAAAAAAGACGTTGCCCCATACGTGGATTTCTCAAATGAATATTGATGCTGTTAATGATTCAAAGGGACATTTGTTTATTCAATTAGTTCCTTATGATGCAGATTCAGATGAAGATCCGGATAGAGATTTGGCTAAGGGTATGCAATTAAAATTGTGGGATGTGGTAAATGATGTTCCAAAAGCTGCTGATGCGATGCAAGCTATCTTTGATGCGATTCCAGCTATTGAAGCTTATTACGATTTAAAACAAAAAGAATCGGAGGAATGAGAATTAGATAAATAAATTATGAACAGCACGTGATGTGCCTTACACAATTAAAACACTATTAAAAATTATGAATGAAATTAAACTATCATTGCAGGAAAAAGAGGTAAATGCGCTTTTTCAACTTATCGACTTAGCAGTCAAATCACAAGGCCTTCAGGTTGCTGAAGCTGCGACTGTTATTGTCAATAAGCTTCAAGAGCAAGCTAAAGACCAATTGACTCCTGTTGAAGAAGAAAAGACTAAGAAATAACCTATTTTAATTAAGGGGTGTTTCAGAATAAACACTTAATGTTTTGTCAATCGCTATTGTTAAAATAGTATAAATAGACAATATGGCTATACCAAATACAAGACAAAAACTTATCGATTATTGCTTGAGGGCATTAGGCCATCCTGTTATCGAAATAAACGTTGATGATGATCAAATTGAAGATCGAGTCGACGAAGCTATTCAGTTTTATCAAGAATTTCACAGTGATGCAGTAGTGCGCAATCTTCTTAAGCATCAAGTGACACAAACTGATATTGATAACGGATATATTTCTCTAGCATCTGGAGCGAATATTCTATCGATTAATAACGTATTCAATATAGACAATAGTAATTCTGGAACATCCCTTTTTTCTGTCGACTACCAATTACACTTAAATGACATATTTGATTTAAATGGTTCATTTGGTGGTATCGTTAACTATGAGTTAACTAAACAATATCTTTCGCTGATTGACCGGAACGTAAATGGCGTTTATGAAATGATTCAATATAGCCGTCATAAAGGCAGAGTAAACTTTCACACAGATACTTTAAAAGATCTTGGAGTGGGAAACTATGTTGTGTTTGATGGATACAGTTCAGTCGATCCAGAAACTTTTGTTGCAGTATACAACGATATGTTTCTTAAAAAGTACGTGACTGCTCTTGTTAAACGGCAATGGGGATTAAATCTTATTAAATTTGAAGGTATGGTTTTGCCAGGTGGTGTTACAATGAATGGCCGAGCTATTTACGATGATGCTATTACTGATATCGAAAAGCTTGAAGAAAAGATTCGTCTCGAACACGAATTACCACCACTAGATTTTATAGGATAAGATGCCAAGGAACGTATATTTTAGTCAAGGGGCAACTGCTGAAAAGAGGCTCTATGAAGACATTACTATAGAGGCTCTTAAGATTTATGGCCATGACGTTTTTTATATTCCTAGGAGTATTGTAAATACCGATTCTATATTTAACGAGGATGCGTTGTCTAAATTTGGTGAAGCATACCAGATTGAAATGTATGTTGAAAACACTGATGGCTTTGGTGGAGAAGGAGATTTACTTTCGAAGTTTGGTGTAGAAATACGAGATAGTGTAAATCTTATCGTATCAAATAGGAGATGGGAACAGCTAGTTTCGAGGTTTCAAGATCCTACAGAAGTTAGACCACAAGAAGGGGATTTAATATTTTTCCCTCTTGTTAATGGTTTATTCGAGATTAATTATGTAGAAGACGAGACACCGTTTTATCAGCTGCAGAACATTCCTACATTTAAACTTTCTTGTCAGCAGTTTGAGTACAACAATCAAGAGCTTGATACTGGTGTTTCAGAGGTAGATAAATTTGAGCTAAATTTCGCTACACGTACACGTTTGAACTTAGGAAGTGGTAGTGGTACATTTGCTGTTGGTGAAGATGCTAAACAAACTGATAGCACAACTACGATTACTGGAGAAGTTGCTGCTGTTGGAACTAACTATATTGACGTTGTTAATCAAAGGGCTAGTGACAATAGCAATAAGGGATTTGTTAAGACTGCAGGAAGCTGGGGAAATGTGACAGGATCAGAAAACTCACCTAATCCTTCTTATTCAATTACATCAATTGATTCTTTTAGCACAATTGATGACAATGATCCTTACGCGGACAATACAGATTTCGAAACAGAAGGAAATTCATTTATTGATTTTACTAAAAGCAATCCATTCGGAATGCCAAATATAACAACATAAGACATGTTAAGCGGAACACACTTTTACAATAAAACAGTACGCAAGTCAGTAGCTGTCTTTGGCACTCTGTTTAATAACATTAAAATTTTAAGGCCGGGAGCTACAGAAGAAAAAGTTCCTGTCGCATACGGACCAAGGAAAAAGTTTTTGGCTCGCATTCAATCTGACACATCAGGTTCAACCGCAGAAACAATAGCGATTAAACTCCCGCGAATAAGTTTTGAAATAACTTCGATGGAGTATGATAACGAAAGTAAGTTAAGCCGCTTTAATAAAAAGTTTATTCCTATTGAAGGAGATAAGAATAATGTTAATACATTATATCAAAGTGTTCCTTATATTATAGGAATGCAGCTAAATGTATATGCTCTTAATCAAGATGAAGCATTACAAATAGTAGAACAAATTTTACCTACTTTTTCTCCCGAATACACTGTAAGCATAAAAGACCTTGAAGGAGCTAACACGACGACTGATGTTCCTATTATATTGAACTCTCTTTCTCTTAACGATGATTACGAAGGCGATTTTGAAACTAGGAGAACTATCTTATACACTCTTGATTTTAGCATGAAAGTAAAGTTTGCTGGCGGAGTTAATAAACAGGGACTAATAAGAACTGTCGATACATTCTTATTTGATGATGTCAACACTGCTTTAAAAACAACTAATCCGTACGGTGTTAATAATGAAAATATTCGGGTTGCAGTAGCAAATAGTGATAGTGCTCCGTTGGATGACACTGATACTATAACAACCACATTTGGTTTTGATCATGGATCGTGAAGATGAAAATAATGAGGACATTGAAGAAAAGCTTGAAATAACGGAAATTCCGCAAATAGAAGTTTCAAGCTCTCAGATTGTAAATGACACAGAGACTGATATCGAGTATTCTCGAGACAAGATGAAGTCTTTGATTGATCAATCTTGTGAAGCCATTAATCACATGATGGCACTCGCTTCAGATTCAGAACATCCTAGAGCTTTTGAGGTTCTATCTACAATGATAAAACACACAAGTGAGATGTCGCAAGATCTTGTTAAACTACAAAAGACGCGGAAAGATATTACACAGGAAAAGAGTGGTCCTTCAAGTACAACGACAAACAATTCTATCTTCGTTGGATCAACTACAGAATTGCAAAAATATCTTAAAAAAAATAATGATGATGAAGAATCTATAGATGTCTGAGAGTTTAGTAAATGGTAATGGCGGTTACATGGGTAACCCGCTTGTGAAAAAGGATGGTTTGCAGACATCATTTTCAGCTGAAGAAGTTGAAGAGTATGTTAAATGCATGAATGATCCTATATACTTTGCTGAAAAATATGTAAAGGTTATATCGCTTGACGATGGATTAGTTCCATTTAAACCTTATGAATATCAAAAGAAGATGTTCAAACAGTTTAACGATAATCGTTTTAATATAGTTCTTGCATGCCGGCAGT